TGTCTTTACTATCTTATTTCGGCAAAGATATGCGTAACGCCCACTATGTCTGCTCTAAGAACCTGAAGACTGTACATGATAAACTACTAAAGATAAAACAGGAACGTGAAGCCAAGTTGAGACAGGAAAGGAATCGAGCACAATCTATCAGTAAGCGTGAAAAGTTAATGAAGGATATAGCCGGCTTCTACGAGCGGATGGAAAAGTTTTTCGGATTGAGAATCGAAGAAGAGGATATAATCATCCGCCCTTTGGAAAGTGTCACCCAGTTTTATCAGGAAGGTAAGGCCATGCACCATTGTGTGTATCAGAACGGATACTACAGACGGCCGGAATGCCTGATATTGTCGGCAAAGGACACGGCTGGAAAACGATTGGAGACGATAGAGGTAAACTTGAATACACTGGATATCGTCCAGTCCCGATCCTTCTGTAACGGCGTAAGCGAGTATCACGATCAGATAGTAAAACTGGTGAAAAAGAATATAAATCTGATTCGTCGTAAAATGATTGCATAAATAAAGTAAACAATGAGGTACGCATTAAGAAAGCAGGATAAGATTGCGGCTGCAATAGGTGATGATTATTTGAAAAATCATATCCTCAAAAGTCTTGATAGTTTCTTCCGAAAGAGCAATGATGAATGTATAATCAGTTCTGTTGAATTGGACACCTATCAAACCGAATCAGGAGAAAGTTATGCCGTGTTAAGAGTTAATGACCTTGCAGATGATAACGCAATGTTGGAGTTTGCGGTAATTGGGAAAGAGTTCGATGTTTTAAAACTTGCCTTTTTAGGCAGAATGAAAGGATAGAACAATGAAAATAAGCAAGAAAGTTCTCAAGGGGATTAAGTCAGAGGCACTTCGGCTGAAACAGATATACGAAGCCAAGAATCTCGAAGTTGATAAAATCATTTTAGAATTACGTGAGGAAGCAAAGGGGAAGCCGGAAAACATGAGCAAGGATGAAGAAATTGCCTACATCCTCGGAAATGCTGACGAAAGGCATTGCAGCGAATGTGTACACTACGAGGCTTGCCCGAACTGTCAGATGTACTGCAAAGCTCTGCAACGGAGAATAACAGCAAGGAAATCTGCCAAGAACTGCAAGTATTACAAATCATTTATCAAGGAGGTAAAGAAATGACAAAAATAAAATTGAATTGGGCATACGCAAAAGGCGAATTTGACACCGATACATTGAAACTGATATGTATTCCGGCAAGAGGGAAGCGTGTGTTGGGTCCCGATGAATTGGACGCAGAACTTTGTATCAAAGATGGCATGAACTACCAAATAGCAGAAATCCATTTGGGAGATGTGGAAAGTTCCAATGTCCTTTGCAATGAGATAGCAAGGCGATGGAATGAGTTTAATTCACGGACTAATATTAACTCAGTATGGCATGATGCAAGGGAAATTATTGTAAAGATGGGATATGTCTTAGTTGAGTTTAAAACAAAACGTGGTGTATCTTACAATATATGGAAAATTGCGAATGTAGACGTAGTTTCTTATTGGAACACATTCATAACAGAAAACAAGATAATAAGGTATGCCTACATCGAAGACTTACTACCTAATCTTGGTATCCTTCCGGAGTTTAAGCAGTAACTACTATAACTAAATAGATTTGAATTAATTAAACAATAATAAGACATGAAACAAGATATAGAAGTGGCGTCAAGAATTGAACGTGAGAAAATTATGCAAGAACTTCATGTCGCATATAAAATTCATAAAGACGATAAACACTACATAATATCCAGTGCAGCAATTCAAAAATATGCTGTTCCTCTTTTTAAAGCTGGTGCAGAGTGGCAATCAAGGCAAATGGCATGGATAAGTGTGAACGATAAACTGCCCGAATACGGACATATCATTGACGATCTCACTATTTATTCTCACACAAAAAATGTGATTGTGCTTTATAAAAATGGATGTATTGGGAAAGGGAAACGCATTTATGTGAATGAGATAAATAAGAAAGGCTGGCAATGGTCTTGCTTAAAAGGTGAAGATATTACCCATTGGATGTATTTCCCGGATTAACGAACAATTAAAAAGAGATGAGTCATGAGCGAACAAAATAAGCAATGTCCTGAATTTCCATTTTTTGGTGCATCTTATCCAGATGCTCGTTGTATCAATGGATATCTATGGGATTTGGATAAATGTGACGAAAACGGGAATTTATATGGAGTGGGCGATATTCCTTGCCCATTCTGCAATACCGAGAAATTTATTGAGTATGATCCGTTTTCAAAAGAAAATGAATTTTATGAAGGTATTGAGAATGAAGAAAAAGCTAAAGAGATGTCTAGAGAGTGGTATTTGAATTGGATTAATTCTAAAAACAAGTGAATTATGGGAGTAGAAAAGAACATCGATATAAATAGCTTTCCAAAGCAGTACACAACAACAGAAAGTTCAATGGGTGGAATTGGCCGCAAAGTCGAAGTGTGCTTTAATTATGAAGCAAATAAAACAATTCCTGGAGTAATAATTCGGGATGATAAAGAACTGCCATTTCGAACGCTTATATGTCTTCATGATGGAAGAGTCGTTCTCGGTACTGAATGTCAGTATAGAGCACTCCCCGATATTGACAAAAAAGTAATTAAGCAATTTACATTTAAAAACAAGTGAATCATGATATACAAAAGTCACAATCACGCCTATTATAAAATAGAAGATGGATTGCTTTATGAAGCATACACCACTATACGCGGTCCGAGATTTAGAACTATTGGACGGTTAAAGTATCCTGACAGGAAAAGGGTACCACCTGAAGAGATAAGTTTGGTTGAGCAGGCTTTACGAGAATGGGGTAATGTTTAACGTATATATTAAAAAGACATGAAGCGATACAGAATAATTCGAGGCGATGCTTATAATGGCTGTATCCCCATAACAGTTTACTGGGTACAAGTATATGAGAATGGTTTTCTCTCCGGAAAATGGCGGAATGTGAAAGGATTTGACACATATTCCAGAGCGAAAGAGCTATATGATTTATTAAATAGTTAATTCAACTTTAAAAATAATTGATAATTGAATCATGAATATAGGTTTACTGGCAGTTGATAGTACTTATCCGAACCTGGCGTTGATGAAGATTAGTGCTTATCATAAGGCACGTGGCGATAATGTAGAATGGTATAATTCTCTCTGCCACTACGATAAAGTATACATGGCGAAAGTCTTTTCCTTTACTCCTGATTATGGGTACTATGTCAATGCAGATCAGGTTGAAAAAGGTGGAACCGGCTACGACATATCAAAGAATTTGCCGAAAGAGATAGACCGGAGTTTTCCTGATTATAGTTTGTATAGGATTGATAAAGAGGCTTACGGCTTTTTGACACGGGGATGTCCGAATCGGTGCAAGTGGTGTATTGTTCCGGCAAAGGAAGGAAACATAACTCCGTACATGGATATCGAAGAAATTGCCGGAAACAGAAAGCATGTGATTTTGATGGACAATAATGTTCTGGCATCTGATTACGGGATACAGCAGATCGAAAAGATTGTTCGGCTTGGACTACGAGTTGACTTCAACCAAGGGTTAGATGCAAGATTAGTGACGGACGATATAGCCCGGCTACTGGCCCGTGTGAAATGGGTTAAGCGCATTCGCTTTGGATGCGATACACCGGCACAGATCGCAGAGGTTGAACGGGCTGCAAAGTTGATTGATAAGTATGGTTTTAAGGGCGAATATTTCCTGTATTGTATCTTGATGGACCTTGAAGAGTCGTTTCATAGAGTTAATTATTGGAAAAGCGTTAGCCGTCGATTTGTACCGCATTGTCAACCCTTCCGAGATTTAAACAACCCGCACCAGATCATCCCGCAATGGCAGAAAGATTTAGCACATTGGGCTGATCGGAAAGAACTCTATATGAGTTGTGAATTTAAAGACTTTACCCCGCGCAAGGGATTTAGGTGTAACGAATATTTTAAAAAGAAATGAAGCAAACAGCTGAAGAAGCGGCAAATGAATATTGCCGTAAACATATAGCAGACTTAACAGGACTTGTTACTGCTGTTGAAAATGGATTTAAAGCAGGTGCAGAATGGGCATCAAAGAATACTAATCCTAAGGCTAGATGCCTTAGAGACAGTACGAAAGTCTGTAATTTATGCCATGAGTGCGATGTTAGTGTTCTGAATCCAAATTATTAACTCTAAAGTAAAAAATAATGAGCTACAAAGTTGGTGATATAGTTCCTTACCGGAACACAAGAAGTAACGTAAAAAGTGCAAAGATAACCTCTTTTGAAACGGTTGAGAACGGGAAGATATGGTTTCATGGGATTGATACTATTACGAAAGCAAAGGTGTGGTATCCAGTACATATCTCAGAAAAGATAGAAGCATATCAAAAGCGATGTCCTTGCTGGAACAGTCACAACGATAGTTGTTATGATGATAATTGCTCTTGTGATAGAGATTGTGAGTATATGAAAAGTTTCAATAGTAAAAAGAAACGAGGTTGAACCCTATCTGAACAGCCTCGTTTCGGAAAAAATCCAAACTACTTATAGTATTTTTCTCTAATAGTAGTTTTAGGATGTCTTTTAGCGTAACTTTTAGTTACATACAAACCGGTTATCGCACTGCGATAACGAAAAAAATATAAATTCTTCATAATACGATACCTTATCTTTTATAATAAGGTATTGTAAATATAGAGAGTGAATTTCATATGATAACAATCACATTGAAAATGTTTAATGCTTCAATAATTAGGCTATTAAGATTAAATATCTTCAAATCTTATTTGATATTTCCAAATAAAATTAAGAATTTATTAATCTGTTTCAGATTTGGTCACATAAGATAAAATGTTATAAATATGCACAAACAACAATAGTATATTGGCTTAGTATAAACGGTTTCTGTCCGGAATAGTTCGGAACCGGCGCGAAACGAAACCCGATTAAGCTCACTTCACGAAAAAAATGAACCCTAATCACATATTTGACAAACTACCGCTAAACTGAAAATTTAGCGGTAGTAGTTCACCAAATCCTATAATATCCCCCAATCCCTACATATGGAGATAAGCCATCTCGGCCAATGCCATAACCGGCCGTAATACCAATTCCCCAGCGGCGAGCTTTCACTTTTTCTGTTACATAAATCGTTTTCCGAAAAATAGAAGCACTATCGAGTTGAGCATTATAGCCGGATACCCAAATATGGTAATCGTCCGTTAAGTACTCTTTTTGCGTGATCCTGATCGGGACGAAGATAGGTTCTCTGACTGTATCACCTGATAAAGTGATATACACAGGGAACATCTCTGGAACCGTCTGGATCACCGTTTCATAAACCGGATAAGGGACTCGCTCTCTAAGAGTGTCAACACGGACGAATGTATCGATTTTGCAGACAAGTTTGACCTCTGCTTTCTTCGTGCACCGGCCGGCCAGGAAGCAAAGAAGGCAGAGAATCAAAATCAGTATTACATGACAAGGTTTCATAACAAAAGCCATCCTGTTATAACATCCGGCATATCGGCTTCTACGCCGTTTTCAACATACGACATAGCAGCGACAATACGAATCATTATCTCTCTGTTCTCGGGATATACGGGCTCGTCAGCCGGAATACCGCTTCTTTCCGCCACCACCCTGATATAATTCTCCGTATGGTTCTCGTTTGTCGGAGCCCATCGGCTAATCATCTTGCGGATGGTGTCCAGTTTGTAATTGCGGATATAATTCCGTAAGATTACGAACATCGCCCGATAGCCGTAGGCCATCATTTCGAACTGTTTAAATGACTTATCCTTGCTTGGTCTCACCTCGCCCTGAAATAAGTCGCCATTGATCCGGATATTTCCGGGATTGTTATTTCTTAAGCCTCTCGGCAAATTATTCTTCTTCATATTATTTATCTCCTTTATTACTTGAATTTTTGATAATCTTAATCAGTTCTTCCGCATCTTTCGATACTGCGCATTGAACGATCCTTTCTACGATATCGGCAATTTCCCCGGCATGAGCCTTCTTCTTCTTGCTATTTTCCACAACCGATCGTCCTTCAATAAGTAATATTCCCAAAGTAACCACGATCACACAATAAGGGATGGCATACCAAGGGAAAAACAGCCCCAACACGTCAATCAAGACAGCAAAGAGGACTACTCGCAGGTAATCTACGATCTTGGCAATTGTCTTCCTAAGCGACCGGCTGGAAATAGGTTCTTTATTCACCCTTGCTGCATCCAGTCCCGTCCACATGTCAATGAACGAGGCTACGATTGTCAAGATAGCACAGATAAAAATAATAGTAGTCCCATGCGTTATATCCTGGGTAATGTTCAAATGAATGATACGTTCCATACTTACGCTAAAATTAAAAGTGACAGATAGGTACTTGTTAATGCTGCAACTTCGATCCAGAACATCGGTTTAGTGTACAGAAAATCCGATATAATGCAATCGTTTTCATTTCGCACCATCATGGCCACGGTATAACCCACATACGCTATCCAAACCATCAAACACCACGGACAGTTACAGGCTACCCAAGCCTGCGAACCCACAAGGCAAAGTATAGCCCCCATTTTGTGTATGCCCCCCTCGACGATATCCTTGAAGTTTGGAGCAGCCCCAATGAAGAACATATCGGCACAAGCTAAGAATGCCAGCCATTCTGTGCCCGGCTTACTTACTTCCAGCACGGCCGGCATCAACAATCCGGCAGTCAGCCACATTGTAGCCATAAACCAGTGATCGTGTTCCAGTTTGTAATAGGTTGCACTGATAGAGTAAGGTACACCTTTTGCCTTTATACAAA